TGCGGACGCCAGCGATTCTGGCATCGGCGCAACGTCGGCGCGCTCCAAAAGCGGAATCGGGAGAAGCAACGCATGACCAGACTATTCGTCGAACGCCACATCGCCGGCGACACACTCGAGATGTCGATCGCGAAGGGCAACGCGATCACGGTCGAGGATTATCCGGCCTCGGATGGCTGGACGCTGAAATACCGCCTGACGCCACAATTCGCCGCACCCGTGCAGACGCCGATCGACATCACGGCGAGTACCGATTCCGACGGCGAGAGCTACAAAATCGAAGTCAGCAATACTGCGACGGCAGCCTGGGCGCCCGGAAAGTACACCTGGAGCCGTTGGGTCGAGAAAGCCGGGGCGCGCGCGACGCTCGACACGGACGGGCAGCTCGACATCCTGCAGGACCCGGCGACCGCGGCGCAGGGCTACGACTCGCGCAGCCATCCGCGGAAGGTCCTGGAGGCGATCGAGGCGGTGATGGAGAGCAGGGCATCTTCCACGCAGCGCGAGCTCGTCGCCTACACCATCGGCAGCCGCAGCCAGACCTTCGACAGCTCCGAGAGCAAGGCCGACCTGGTCACGCTGCGCTCGAAGTATCTGTGGCTGGTGGCGAACGAGGACGCGCGCGACAAGATGGCGAATGGCCTGCCGAACCCGCGCGACGTCGGCATTCGATTCGGGAGACCGTGATGCTCGAGAGACTCCGCGCCAGGATCGCGCGCGCCATCGCGCCGAAGCAGCCTCGGGCGCAGACGCGCATGTACGCCTCGGCGCGGCCGTCGCGCCTGGCCGGCGGCTGGAGCTCGAACTCGAGCGCCGACACGGAGTTGGTAACGAGCCTCACGGCGCTGCGCTCGCGATCGCGCGAGCTGGTGCGCGATGCCTCCTACGCCAAGCGCGGCAAGGTGATCGTGGTGAACAACGTCATCGGCGCTGGCATCGGCATGCAGGCGCAGGTGAAGGCGCTGCGCAGCGGCGAGCTGAACACGGCGGTGAACGACGCGATCGAGTGGGCGTTCATCGACTGGTCGAAGCCGGAGAATTGCCATACCGGCGGGGTGCTGCACTTTCACGACTTCGAGCGCGCCATGATGGGGCAGATCTTCGAGGCGGGCGAAGTGTTCGTGCGCAAGCACTACCGCGCGCTCGGGCGCTCGCAGGTGCCGTTCGCGCTCGAGCTGATCGAGGCCGAGCGCATCGCCGACGAGATGCAGCCCGGGCCCGCCAATGCGAACAACATGGTGCGCATGGGCGTGGAGGTGGATAAGTTCTATCGCCCGGTCGCGTACTGGATCCGGGAGCGGCACCAGGGCGAGTTCCGGCTCGGGGTGTCGCGCAGCGACCACTACGAGCGCGTGCCGGCGGACCAGATCTGGCACCTGAAGATCACCGACCGCTGGCCGCAGACGCGCGGCGAGCCCTGGCTGCATGCGGTGGTGCGCCGCCTGCAGGACATGGACGGATACTCGGAAGCGGAGATCGTCGCCGCCCGGGGAGCCGCGTCCTACGTGTGGTGGATCAAATCCGAGGAGGATCCGGCGTCGCCCATCGCCAAGGCGGTGGAAGGCGCATCGACGGGGGCCGAGTTCTCGGTCGAGCCCGGCATGGCGAAGCGCTTGGGGCCCGGCGAGGATATCGTCGCCAACGCGCCAAACCGGCCGAACACCGCGATCGACCCGTTCATGCGCTACATGCTGCGCGAGGTCGCGGCGGGCATCGGCACGAGCTACGAGAGCCTGTCGCGGGACTACTCGCAATCGAACTATTCCTCGAGCCGCCTCGCGCTGCTCGACGACCGGGATCTCTGGCGCTACTTCCAGGCCTGGTTCATGCGCTCGTTCCGCTATCCGCTGCACTGCGAATGGCTGCAGCAGGCCGTGCTCGGGCGGGCCGTGACCGCGATCCCGGTCGAGACCTACGCGAACGACACACTGCGCTACGAGATGGTGCGCTTCAAGCCGCGCGGCTGGAGCTGGATCGACCCGAGCAAGGAAGTCGACGCCTATGTGAAGGCGATCCGCAACGGCCTCACCACCACGGCGGACGTGATCGCGAAGACGGGCGACGGGGCGGACCTCGAGGACGTGCTCGAGGGGCGCGAGCAGGAGCTGAAGATGATGAAGGCGAAGGGGCTCGTGTTCGACACGGATCCCGAGCGGTCCGAGAACGGCGCCGCGCCGGCCGCGCCGGCGAAGGAGCCGAAAAAGCCGCCGGACGACCCGCCCGATGGGAAGGAAAAGGACGACGACAACAACGACCCGGCCGACCGGGTCGTTCCATTTCGGAGGTAGCCCATGAAGAAAACGGACCAGACGGTCAAGGTGCCCTCGCTCGTGCGCGAGCTGAACGCGGAGCGCTTCGAGATCCGCGCCGAGGACGGGCTGACGAAAATCTCGTTCTCCGCCTCGAGCGAGACGCCGATCGAGCGCTGGTTCGGCGAGGAGGTGCTCTCGCACGAGAAGAGCGCGATCCGGCTGGACCGGGTCAAGCGCGGCGCGATGCCGCTGCTCTTCAACCACGGCTGGGACGATCCGATCGGCATGGTGGACGCGGCCCGGGTCGAGAACGAGCGGCTCGTCGTGGACGCGCATCTCTTCCAGACCAATCGCGCGGCCGAGGTGACCGCGATGCTGAAGGGCGGGCTGCGGAACGTGTCGATCGGCTACCGGCTGCACGTGGTCGAGGAGGACAAGAAGACCGGCACATTCACGGCCCGCGACTGGGAGCCGTATGAAGCGAGCATCGTGTCGGTGCCGGCGGATCCGTCCGTCGGCATCGGCCGGCAGCAGGGCGACGAAGTTTTCGAGGTGCGGATCCTCCGCGCTTCGCAACCGGCGGACTCCGCCAATCAACGGAAAGGACCCAGCATCATGAAGACCGATGCAGAGCTGGCGGCCGAACGCGAAGCCGCCGAGAAGGAAGCCAAAGCCAAGCGGGAGAAGGACGAGCGCGACGCGCGCGAGAAGGCCGAGCGCGAGGCGCAGGAGAAGCTGCAGCAGCGCTCGGCGCAGGACCTCGAGCAGGGGCGCATCCGCGCGATCAACAACCTCGCCCAGGCGAACAAGATCCCGGAGAACATCCGCGATACGTGGATCCGCCAGGGCTACAACCTCGAGCAGGTGTCGAACGACATCCTGAACATGCTCGAGCAGCGCGGCAAATCCAACCCGCAGCCAGCGAGCCGGCTGGGCCTCACGGGTGTCGAGACGCAGCGCTTCAGCCTGGCGCGTGCGATCGTGGCCGCGTCCTCGAAGGACTGGAAGAACGCGGGCTTCGAGCTGGAGTGCTCCCGGGCCGTGGCGCAGAAGTTGAACCGCGTGGCCGAGGAGTACAAGTTCTACATCCCGTTCGAGGTGATGGAGCGGCCGCTCGACCAGGCGGTGCGCGAGTACCTGGCGGGGCTCGGCCGTCGCGATCTCACGGTCGCCACGGCGGGCGCGGGCGGCTTCCTGGTGGGGACCGAGAACATCGGCTTCATCGAGATGCTGCGCAACCGCTCGGTGGCGTTCCGCATGGGCGCGCGCCGGCTCTCGGGCCTGCAGGGCAGCGTGACGGTGCCGCGGCAGTCGGCGGCGGCGACGGCGGTGTGGCTGGCGAACGAGGCCTCCACGGCCACCGAGAGCCAGCAGACGTTCGTGCAGATGGCGCTCGCGCCGAAGAATGTCGGCGCCTACACGGAGCTCAGCCGGCAGTTGCTGCTGCAGAGCTCGCCCGGGGCGGAAGGCATCGTCACGGACGACCTCGCGCAGGTGGTCGCGACCGCGGCCGACCTGGGCGTGCTGGAGGGCAGCGGGGCGGGCGGGCAGCCGACCGGCATCAGCGGCACCGCCGGCATCGGCTCGGTCACGGGCACCTCGCTCGCGGCCGACGGGGTCCTGGAGTTCCAGTCCGATGTCGCGGGCGCGAACGTCACGCCGATGCGTCCGGGCTACGTCACCACCCCCGCGGTGGCGGCGCTGCTCATGGTGCGCCCGGAATTGCCCACCACGGGCACCACGCGGTTGTGGACCGGGAACATCTGGGACGGCGCGCTGTTCGGCATCCCGGCCATGTCGTCGAACCAGCTCACCGCCGCGTCGGCGATCTTCGGCGACTGGCAGGAGGTGGTGGTGGGCGAGTGGGGCGTCCTCGAAGTCGAGGTCAACCCCTACGCCAATTTCCAGGCGGGCATCATCGGGGTGCGGGCGATGTACTCGATGGACGTCGGCGTGCGCCGGCCGTTCGCGTTCTCCCGCGCCACTTCCATCACCTGAGCCCTCGTGGCGCTGCTGGCGGCGGGCTCGGCGCTCGTCGCCGGCAGTCATTTGGAGAAGGACATGCAAACGCAATCCGTGCGCGTGGTACGCGCGTTTTACTACCAGGGCAAGCCGACGAAAGTCGGCACCATGGTGGAGTTGCCCAAGGTCTTCGCCAAGGAAATGATCGCGGCGAGGAAGGCGGAGGAAGTCGAGGCGCCGACCAGGGCGCCCGAAAAGGCGCCCGAAGCGCCGAGAGGAGGCGACCGTGCTCGCTAACCAGGGACAGGCGGCCGAAGCGGTGCAGATGCTGGCCCCGCTGAGCGCAGCGGCTACCGCCAACGCCACCTCGGCGTGGATCGATGTGCGCAAGTACGAGGGCGACCTCGTGATCGTCTCCAACATCGGCATCATCACCGGCACCATCACGCCGACGATCGAGGACGCTACCGACGGCTCCGGCACTGGCGCTGCAGCGGTTACGCCGACCGAAGGGGCGTTCACCCAGGTCACGACCTCGAACGATCCGCTGCAGGAGAAGAGGACGATCCCGGCCGGCTCGGTGCGCGGCTGGATCCGCTATGTGGGCACGAT